CACCAATATTTGATGAGGTTTATTCTTATTATCAACTATGAAATATTTGTTGTATTCATAGGTGAGTTTACTGTGATCTGAACTAAAGGTATTAGATCAGTATCATAAGTAGCTTGCCACTTATTAGCTGTTGCTAAGTTTGCATTAGTTGGGTTGTCAGCAGCATCATTCCACTTAGTACCCATAACGTGATATGTGTTGTGGTAATCAAGTGACATAACAGTCTGCTTGGAAAGAATGTTTCTTTCAGCCTCAATTAACTGATCTTTCTGAATACCCTCTTGGATTGCTCCCTGAGATGTTAAGTAACAGAAAAATTCAGTCTGATGACCAGTTGATCCTGGAGCTACTGTATTTACAGCTTCGTCAACTACAACTGTGCAGCCAGCGAAATTGCCAACAGTGCTGTCAGTTACACCAACACCACCGCCACCCCAAGTTACTGCACCACCAGTTGATAGAGCAGATGTTGAGAATGTGAGCATACCTACTTGTAGTAAGTAGTAGTAAACAGATGGATGTACAACAAGAACATTAAGCTCCTCACCTCTTGTACCCAAAAGGTTTCTTGCTTTAGCGATAGTAGAAGCTGTTAAGAAGTTTGCTTCTGCTGCGTTTGGTCCTGCTGCTCCAAGAGCTACATCAAGTGCATTTGCAGATAAAGCTGTACCAAACAAACCTGCAAGCTGTGAGAACAACTTAGCGTTCATAAGTTTGTTGATTGCTGTCGCAAGCTGGTTTCTGATGTGAGCCATTGGATCATCACCAGCAGCTAAAACCGCTAAATCATCAACCGCATAAGAGAAACCTCTATGTGTGATGGTTGCAACCTGTGTACCTGTTGAGATTTTCTGAGGTGTTAAATGACCTGCTCCAGATGTACCCCATGTAGCCGTGCCATCTAAAATCTCTTCAGTTGGTGCGATAGGGTTAAACTGTGGAACTTGAATACGAGTACCGCCAGAAGTTGAATCTAACAGTGCGTTTCTTGTTACAACTCCACTAGCTAAAAATTTACTTTGCTCTTTAATTGCCTGTGAAACATATTGAGCAAAATTATTCGTTTTGATGATGTCCGCTAGTAGAACACCACCCGAATAGTTCTTAAACGGTGCTGCCATTTATAAAAATGAAATATTACTAAATTCCCAAGTCACGGACTTGGAGTAACATACTTCAAGTCACGGACTTGATAATAATTTCTTAAGCCACCGACTTAACTGAAATTATCGTGGTTCTTGATGTTACTGAGCTTCCGCTTTCAGCACGGCTGCAAGATCTGGATTCTCTGCTTCCATTATAAGCTGTTCTGTAATATTTTGACTTTTATAAGGATTATTAACATTTCCACCTGCACTTCCTACTGGACTAGGTTTAGCTCCCATACCTGCTGCACTACTGGCTTTAAAATGATGTTCCCAACCGCTACCTGGATTTTTAAGACCTGTAAGATGTGCAGTTAAATTATGTTCAACTCCACCTTCAAGAACTACAACTTCACCTTGAGCATTTTTCTGTAATTTACCTTCTATTAAAGATAAAGTTTGCTCTGCATTTATAGCTCCAAGATTACTGATGGCTGCTAATGCTGTCTGTCTGGTGTTTGCTTTATCGTTAGAAGTTTTTATATCCTGATTTTCCTGCTCCAATTGAGCTATTTTTGCCTGTAAATCTTGATTTGTCTTATTAGCCTCTTCCCATAAAGGCTTGTAAGCACCCTGATCTTCTAAAGCTTGCTTTCTATCGTCATAATATTGACCAATTTTAGACTTTGCAGTTTTAAACTTCTCTGTCATATCTTCTGCAAGCTTTTTTTGTTGTTCAGCTAATAATTCGGCTCTTGCAGCACGTTCATTAGCTTCTTTTAACTGTGCTGATAAATCAGGTTGCGAATCAGATACTACAGGAGTAGGTTGCTCCTGTTGATTGTTTACAGTTTCTTCTGCCATATTATTGTTCAGATTTTTTTGTTTCTTTTGTAGTTTCTTTCTTAGAAGCCTTCTTTGCGTCTGGTTTTTTCTCTGGAGGATTAATCTCTTCGTAACGCATTTGTGGAATAGGCATTTTAATTCTGCATATACTTATATACTATTGTAGCAGATTATTCAGATTTGTCCTCGTTTGCAGTAGGCAGCACTTCTCCCTGTACTAAAATATCTCGAAACTCCTCTCTATCAATAACTTGTTGATCGAATAGTGATGTTAAAGCTGTAATATCCTGCCCAATTAGTCTTTCGATGTCAAAGTCTCTGCTTATTGTAACTTCAGGTGGCTCGATTCCAACATACTCAGCCGAGAGATTGAAAGCCTTTTGGAGTTTTTGCTCCAGTTCCATAGATACCATTGCGAGCATGGAGTTAGTGTCTACTCGATCCAATCGTCTGGCATCTGCTGATTCGGCTACAAATTTCTGTTGTGATAATGTACTGATTCCTAGAGTAGCCATTTGCATTTGTAGTTCTTTAATTTCTGCTGATTGAGCGTCAAAAGCACTCGAAGCTGGTTCTACATAATAAATTTTATTTCCTGGTTGAGTTGCCATTGCATAATTAACAGATATAGCAAGATCTTTGGTCTGATCGTCATATCCTTCCATTACAAGCATAGGTTGAGACGCAACGTGCAAACTATGAATAAGATCAGCCTGTCTCTGGAAGTGTGCAAGATTTAGATACGCAATATCAAGTAAGGGTGGTTTACTCGTCATATTATCTACTTTGCCAGAATATATGGTCACTAAAGGTATTTCGCCTAATGAAAAATTGCCTGATTCAACCTGTTTAAAATCTTTCTCTACAGCAGGTGACGACATATCAGTTGGATAAATACCCATATCTTCTTCATATAATTCATCTACAGTTTCTCTTTTTCTAAATACACGATAGTTACCTGGTTCGATTACTCTTATCTGATCGTATATCTTTTCACCAAAATCACCATCTGGTAATACAGCTTTTTCTCCAATTCTCACTTGTATCAAACTTCCGTAATTGGATTCACGATCCAATCGCCAACCATAGATATTATTGGGGTCTATTTCTATCCAATACGGTCTACGGTTCTGCTGACGTTCTTCTGCAAGACTAACCGCACCAGAGGGTGCAGGGTAATCAACAAGGATATGACTTTGACCATAAGTTAATGAGCACATCAATACTCTTCTTGCGTATTCGTCTAGGTCTGATTTGCAGCCGTCAACGTCCATTTTGAACATTTCTGTCCAGTATGGATCGCCTGTTAGTGTTATTGGTTTACGAAGGACAAGACCTGTAGCTGCTCTTATTAATCTTTGTGTAAAAGGACTGAATACTGCTCGGTCCACACGGGATTGATATGCTTCTGCATCTTCTCTTGGTTCTAATGGTAGGAATATCTCTGAGTTGTCGCGTAAGTATTTTGTTCCCTCTGAGACAGCTTTCATGATTTCCCATCCCTGCATCATGTCCAAGACTGCTCTTGTACGGGTAAATGGACTATTGCTTCCACCTATGTAACTGGAAGAAGTTATAGATGTTCGTATTGGGCCTGGGATTGAATAAGTCATGTCAGCACTTCCATCTCCTTAATGCTAATGCTTTTCTAGTGGGTTTGCCGTTAGGCTTTTTCATTGGTCCTTTTACTGCACTCATTCTTGCACAGAAAGATTTACGTCTTTTAGCTGCCTTACTACCAGGTTTGACTTTTCCTGTTACTGGTGCTTTTAAATTACTTCCTGTAGCTCTATTATATTTTGCTCGTCCTTTAGCAGTCAGTCCTCCTTTCTTGGACTTTTCGCCTCTTCCTACTGATAAACTGACTCCTTTTCTTTTTGGCATTACTTTCCTTTTTTCTTTATAGCGATTGCATGTGCTTGCATAAATGTCTTACCTTTTAACATCTCTTCTCTCATTATCTTCATGTGCTGTACACTATGAGTCCCCTTCTTCTTATGATTTGCTAAAGCATCCTTCTGCCTCTGTGTAAGTTCTTTTTTCTTCATTTCTTTTTGGCATTACAAGTCGTTAGCAGTAATATCACCAGAAGTTTGGAAACTTATACTTACTGTTTCAAGATCACCTGTTGCTGTGGATAAAGTTGTGCCTGTAACAATGCCACTAAAAGTTACTTTGTTAGAACCATTAAGGAATAACTCGAATGAAGCATTTGCTGGATCATCTGCCTGTAAAACATCTCTTAATATTTCACCTGTCGAATCAGTAGCAGTAGCAGCAGTATAAAGAAAATCAACAGTTCCAGATCCAGAGATTAAACCGCCTACATATTTTCTAGAATTATCCCGCAGTTCCATCTTTAGAAAACTTGACAGAACCTTCTTCACCCTTAAAAAATGCCATGATTTAAAGAAAATTTAACTTATACGATTATATTACCGTGAAATAGGGTTTTTTACAGTTATTTCTTCTTCTTTTTACGTCTATGTTGATATGTTATCTTCTTACTGCTTGTTTTTTCACGTTTGAAACGTGCTTTTTCGGCACTTGACATCTCAGAAGCAGTCTTAGGTGTCTTATTTGAGACACGTTTACTTGGTCTACAGGCAGGGTAGCCTCGTTTTTCACCTTTTTGACGACCACAGGGTTTACCAGTTTTTACATCTACCCACTTTTCCTTGAACCAACGGTCCAAACCACCCTTAGTTCGGCTACTTTTTCTTTTTTGGGGCACTTTTCTTTTTTCCTACTCTATAAGTTCCGCCACGCTTTTTATATTCTCGGACTAACCAAGCATTTGCGTAGGCGGATGGGTAGACGGCAAACTTTCGTTTGGCTTCTGCTTTTACTCTGGAGTATAACGCTTTGTTAACAGGTACATTCATGTCTCTTTTTGCCTCCCTTTTTCTTCTTTTTCTTTTTCTTGGGTGTTGACATTCCGTAGGCCATAAGCAAAAAGGGTATCTTAATATATTCTAAACGAAGTTTGGCCCAGTGTCTCTGGTTTTGCAAGGTTAAATTGTTGTAGACAGAGGTAGCCGAAAGCATCGAAAGCGTGGTCCACTCCAAGATTTTTATTGGGCATGCCTGTGTTTGGTGCGTATGTCAGGGTGCGGAGAGATTTTATTAATTCTTTGCATCTGGGGTGGATTAAAGTTCTGCGTTCACCCATTGCGTCATATAGTGCGGTGTTTACTGCGGTTATTTTGTCTCGTATTTTCCAGGGGGAGCGTGGGGAGGATACTGTAAATCCGCTTTTGCGTAGGATGCTGTGGTCTGTTGACCCGACTCCTGATGTTTTTCGGGCTGCGCCTGTTGGGTCGGGGCAAGCTATTACTCTGCGTTCCACACCATATCGGTCTACAACTTCTTCTGCGAAATCCCAGGTTGTTGCTCCGCCCGTCATTATTATTTCATCAAAGATGTAGAGGATGTCGCGGTGGCGGACAGCACAGATTCCGCAGAGTGGATCTACGTTAAAATCGACTCCCAGGAGGAGTGGGGCGATGTTTATATCCTGTGCTTCGGTAGAAATGTTGGAATCTGAAAAGGAGACTGCAACGAGACCCGTGAGATTCTCAAAGCTGGCTTCAAATTCTTGCTTGAATGTTCTGGTGTCGAGTTGGGATTTTGCTGCTTCGACTTCTTCTGCTGGTACGTTGCCTCCGTCTATGGTGGTGAAGCTCCAGCGTTTCCAATCACCTGTTTCATCCTCTGGAACGTAGCACCATAGATCATAGAACCATGAGGCTGTGCCATCTGGTGTAGAGATGAATAGTGCCCAACCTTGTTTGTCTGCAAGGGCGGGTCTGATTACCTGGAACCAGACATCGGAATCCATGAAGGCTGCTTCGTCAAGTACTACTCCAGCGAGGCTTCGGCCACGCAGGGTGGTTGCGTTTTCGGTGCCCTTGAGTTCGATTAGCGATCCATTCACTAGTTCTATTTTTAGGTCGGTTTCGTTTTTTGCGTGGACCCATTGGGGTGGGATTAGTTTTTTGATTTCTTTCCAGGCGATGTCTTTTGCCATGCGGTAGGTTGGGGCACAGTAAAAGTAGGTTTCGCCAGGGCGGTCTATTGCTGCTTTTAGGAGTTCGATGCAGGATAAATAGGATTTTCCGAATCTTCTGCCAGCGACCAGGACTCTAAATCGGTTTTTTGCGTTGAA